CCATTGGAATCGAATCCATGTTCATTTGAACTTGTTGCAAGAAGTATTTTAGCCGTAAATGAGGCCACATTATCACTAGCTTCAGCAGCATTATTAGCTGTTTGATAAACTCTTTCGCCTTCTAAAAATGTGCCAGGTATAGTTGTTGATGATTGAAATGCAATAGAATGAGTATTTTTTGGAATATGAAAACCGTGAACTTCACTCACGTCTTGTGTTAATCGAATATATTTGCCTGTCCCTGCGCCATAATCAACACCACTTTTCTTTTTATAAACACGTACAGCACCTTTTGGTTGTGTACCAGTTTCTTGTCTTACGATTTTTAAATGATCTATTTTAGTACTATTATTTGAAGTTAATAAAATATCACTTACGTCAGCAACACCAGTTGAAAATGTTCCAACTGCATTTTTAATTAAAGCTTTAGTTTGAGAAATAGAAACAAGTTCAGCAGAAAATGTTACGTTACTAGATGCATCTTTTTGTTGTATTGCATCACCAGCCGAAAACCCAGACACAGTTGGTGAGCCTGTAAAAATAATATATCCAGAAGTATTATCAATTGATTCATCAGGAAGAAGATCAATTCGAATATTTGTAGTATCTCTATGGAATATATCACCAGCACTTGCTGTAAAAGTTTTATACTGATCACCTAATCTAGGTTCAACGTCTAAAGCGCGTTCATTATCAATCGTTTGATTTTTATTTGAATTACTTCCAGTTGGTCCTAAATCAAATGATACAGAGTTTGATGACTGTCTCCACTCTTCAAACGTTGCACTCTTATTTACTCTTGTTTCGTTATTCTGGGCCATTATTTACTCACTAGTTGTTTTAATAAGTTTTTAATTTCTTCAACATCACTCTCGAGTTTTTCAATCTTTTGAGATTGTTGAGCGTCTAATTTAGCTTTTTCAATTTGTGCTAATCGTGCTTCATAAGCACTTCTATTTGTATTTATAATAGCATTGGAAGAAGTATCACGAACTAAGTCCGTATTTTCTTCAACTTGTAATAATTCCGCTTGTTTCTTTTTTCTAGGCATAATTTTTATGTCGCTGCTATGGCTCTAAAGCCGGATAATGTTGGAACAGTAGATGAATCAGTTGAAGTAAGTACAACCTTAAATGCGAAATATACAAATGCTTTTGCAGGTGTAATGTCCCAATCAACTTCTGTTGTTTCAATCGTATCAGTTAATGGTATAGCTGAACTAGGCGATGCATAAATCCAATCAATTGTATTGAAATCAACATCAACTTGATCAGCCGTTAAAGCTTTATAATATAGATATACATTTGATCCAGGCGGTCTACCTACTGTTGCATGAACTTTCATTACACTAGCAGCATCGGCCAAAGTTACAATTTTAGTTATATAACTATTTGCATCTGATGTTCCAACTGGAGATGTATTAGCTACAAAGGTTCTACCTGCAGCTGTATCACCATAATTATCTGATTGATTATTTAAACCACTTTCACCAGTCGGTAATGTTGCTTCATGACCTGTTGCATCATTTGTTCTATTTTGAATTGCATATACTGAACATCTTGTACCATCAAGTACAGGAGATAGAAAATCTGATGTACTTGTAAATGTAACACTTATAGCAGAAGATTTACTTAAGAAATCTGAACCCGTTGTTTTAATAGCCTCATTTGCTGCAGATGCGATTACAAGTGGAAAATCAAAGTAATTAGTAGCATTAGGTTCTAGGTCTAATTGAGATGAAAGTTTTGTGTAATTCATAGCTTGGCTACGAACAGTATCTGCACCATCAACTGACTTACCAGTAAATGCACTTAGTTTTACATCTGTTGATGTACCATCTATAATTAAACTTTGATTTACTGGATATAAAGCATCAAATTGTATATTACCAATTGCTGTAATGGCATTACCACCACCAGTTATTCCAGTTGTAGTTGCAGCATCATTATCTACTGTAATACAATATGAATCAAGCTCAATATCATGAACATCATGTGCAGCATTTACTGCGCTTGCAGCCAATCCATTATCACCATCTACAAATCCTGCAATTGTAACTTTATTTGCATGACTTGCGTCTCCAGCTTGTGGCCCACAATACATACCATGATTCGGATGATTTACACGAATAACAGTATGAGTACTATTGCTTACATAAGTAAATGGATTATTTGGTAATTTGCTTGGTTGTATTGCTGAGTTTACAAAGTTTGCAGTTCTTGCTGCAGTATTACCATTTATAGTAAACTTAGCTCTATATAAAGTAAATTTTAAATCTTTATTTTGCTCAGGTGTCCAAGTCGAAGCATTTTGAGATGTAAAGAATACACCGTTATAAGGTTGCTTATTGATTCTAAACGTAGGATTTTGAACATCATTTTGTCCTTGCTCTGCAACCCAAACTTTGTAATTATCTGATTGAGATATAAGTACAATTGCGTATTCACTTCTTTCAGTAAGATATACAGGATAATCAAATGTTACTGTAGTTGCTTCTGATCCGTCAGATGCATCAGGTGTAATTGAACCTGGATAAACAATTTGATCTGTGCCCGGAACTATTCTTTGTGTAGGTATACCATTTTCAACTTCTCGAATAGAAACATTTAATGGAATAGATGAATCTTCTTGAGCAACAAATATATCAAGTTTAGAAATAAATAAACCGCCTGATTGATCAACTAAAAATGTTTGAGCAAGTGGATCAACCCAATCAACTTCTGTTCGAGTTTCTAATCCGCTTCTATCTTCAATTGTACGATTATCATTTAATTCAGTTGTTACAACTCTTGGTCTTCTTGTACTTAAAATTGTTCTTTCTCTTGTTTCTAATATACCAACAGCATGATAATCAGCTTCAGCAAAGGTTGTTTCTGCATTCGTATCATTTGTTGCACTATCACTTAATCTGAACTGTCTTACACCAGTTTTAAATCTTTGAGTAGAAGTATTTGGTATAACAAAAGATCCTTCAACTTTACCAGAATCATCAGTCGTTAATACAGATGCACCAGCATGGTGTGCAGTATCATCAGTATATAAAGTTGCAGTATTACTTCTTGTAGAAAATTCAGCAAATGATTCTTCTCTTACGTAATTTGCAACACTTGTTCCATTAAAGAAAGCATATACTTTTGTATTTGGCTTCATTAATTGAGCTTTAAAATATATTTTTCTAGATCGAATAAATGGAATAAACGATGTTTCTAATACACGATCTCCGATTGTTTCTAATTCAGTATCAATAACTACGTCATTTCTAAGACCTGTTCTTGATTGTCTAGAAGTAATTATATCACCTCTTTGAAATGTTCTTGTTCTTCTTCTTCCATCTCTTTCAGTATCAACAAGGTCCCACGTTCGTCCAATATTAGCGCCATGCCAAATGAAGGCTCGGCCAAAAGTTCTTGTTCCTGTCCAATTAGTTTCCCATTCACCCCAAACTGTACCTAATACACCTGATTCATTAATGCCGTCCATTAATGAATTAAATACACCTTCATTATCAAGTACAATATCAGGACGATGTTCTGTATCTTTCCATTCATCAGATTGAGGAGATAATTCACAAATACCACCCCATGTAAATATATTATATGGATTAACTTTTTCAGCATAAGATGCATAAGGCTGTGTAATTAAAGCTTCATGAGTAAATGGTAATGTGTATATAGAATTATTTTGTACAATCGTAGAATTTTTAGGTTCTGTTCCACTTGTTGCAGTATCATTTGCATATCTTTCATACGAAAGGTTTTGAACATTTGTATGAGGTCTGATTAAACCTCTTTCTCTATCAATAGCTATTTGATAATCAGGATGAGAAGTAAATGAATTTTGATGACCTTTAAATGAATCTACAAAAATACCATTTTTAAATCTTTGGCCATTAGTTCCATCGGCCATAAATTCATTTGCAGCTTGATTTTCTAAAAAGTTTAAAGAAGTATAATATTCAAGTGTTTTAACACGATCATCAATTCTTCCAATATCTTTCATTGTATATCTTTTATGCTCATGAGGATGTATTTGTTGATCTTTAATATTATACATATATCCATCAAGTTCAAGAGTAGCAACTGTCATTGCATCATCTATATCTGAAGGTATTTCTGGATATTCTGCAGGTACGCCTTGAATAGATGAATATTGACCACTACGATTAATTATAATTTTATCGATACGAGGTAAATAAACATCCATGTCAGCAATTACATTTGAATCTGGTTTTGGCATTGCTGTTAATACACCACCAGTACCAGTTGTAAATTCACTACCAAGAGTAATACCTCCGGTTGTAGCTTTTAATGGCCTAAAATCAATTGCATCTCTTAAACTAATAGATCCTCCACCTGGAGATTGAAATGATGGTATTGTATCGTACTGACCTGATTGATATGAATCAGCAGTAAAATAATCACCAGCTCCATGTTCATAGTAAGCATATTTAACAGCTAAGGTCATTGCAGCTTGTGAACCAATTGGAACTAACGCACCTTCTTCGTAAAAGTTAGGTCTTTGACCACTATCAAGTTCAAAGTTAGCTTTTACATCAACATCAAAATTAAGAGTTTTACCTACAGCTGGCATAGTAGCTACTGTTCTATCGAGTGTAATGACATCAGTACTATTATTAACTGAAAGAACTTTACCATAAACTGTAGGAGGACTTGTAGCAGCTTCTGAATCAACAAGACTTACTGTCATACCAACTTTAATTGTAGATATATCTGCAGAAGCCATATTAATTGTACTTCCACCATTAGTACTTGCTGTACTTCCATGAGTAGCAAATGATACTCGTTTGTCTTTATTATATAGTGAAAGTATTTCTTTTACATCAGCTTTATTTAATAATGCTCTATTTGTTCCATCAAATTCAATTGTTGCTTCTGCAGGAGTTGTATAAGTTTTACTTTTTCTTGTACTCGTAGCGCCTGATCTTTGAACAGTTGCAATTAATTGAAAATGATTAGTATTATCTGTTAAACCTGTTATATCAATTTGATCATTAGCTGAATCATAAGAAATGTTTGTATATAATGTTGGTGCATTATTATGTTGAGCAATATATGCACTACCTGAAACAAATGATTCTGTTGCAGCTATACTAAAACTATGAGTTGTTGCGCTTCTATCAGCTTGAAATTTTTTCCTTATTTGATAAATAGGTTTAACAGTAGTTGCAACATCTTTTATTGCACTATATGGTAATGGAAAAACTAATGAATTATTTTCTGTTCCAAAAAGAGTTCCAGTTGTCGATAATGTTGCAGCAAAATCAGTTGAGTTTGAAGTTCCATCAACTTGATGTATTCTTGCAACATTTGCAAAAGAATTTTCACTTGTTTGATTACCAGTTATATTGATATCATACAAATAAATTCTAACAAGAGTATCAGATTCATATGTTAAATCTCTTATACGACAAGTACCAATACCTTTTTTAGCACCACTTAGTACAATATCGCCAGCACTACCACCTAATATATCTCCATCAGTAATTGTTAATTGTGTATCAGTATCGTAACCAGTACCAGATTCTAATATTTCAATTTTAGTTGATAAAGCTGCATCAGTTGTAATTCGAATTTTTAAACCAGATCCATTAGTTCCACTAGTAACAGTAAAACCAGTATCTCCTTCAGTTTTAACAACTGATTGTTCTGTTCGACCTGCATTATTAGAAGCTAAATTAGTTATTGATGTAAAGTGACAAATACCGTCTGCAGCATCTGATCCGGTTTGTAAAGTAGCAATTGTATTATTATTTACGTCAGGTATACCTCTTACTGTCGATAATGTTGCTTTTACATAATTACCTAATGGAAGTTGAAAGTTAACTGCTTTTTTACTTGTATGAGTACGAGGTTTATCAATTGCAAGATATTTAGTTGCAATGTTTTCATATCTAAATCCTTGTACATACGCAGTATTTGGCTCAACTCCTACCGCAATTTTTGTAGCAGATCCGCCACTACCTGAAAGAAATAATCCGCCATTACCAGCACCATCATCTAAGTGTTCACGAATATCAAATCTAAATGGCTTAATAGAATAATCACCTGATTCTTCAGATGTTCTTCGTGCTAATCTTGCAGTTAATTCAGTATTTCCAGATGTGTCTGCATTATTTATTTGTACAACACCTGCTTTAATTCGAAGTAAATTAATAAAATTAGCAAATGTACTATTGATGGTACCATCATCTTCTGTTTTTACAAGTGTAGCAAGAATTTTATATCGATCTGCGCCAGGAGCTGCTTCATTAGGTGATCCACTTGCATTATCAACTAACGACGAATCAGTCGTTGAAGTAACAATACTTTCGGTTACACTTAAACCAATAAGAAATGATGGAGTTGCAGAATACTTATTTAAAATTAAATCTTGTTCTGCAACATATACAAATGTACCATTTATAAAATATGAACCTTCTTCTATATGAGCAACGGAACCTGTACCAACAGCATCAGCTGCAGAAATTGAAGATCCACCATTTGTACTATCTCCACCCGGAGTTGTTCCAACATATTCTGTTGAAGTAGCATTTGCTGCTGACAAACCACCAACTTTTACATAACGAGTTGATGAACCACCTGATTGCGTAAGAACTTCACCTGCAGTAAAGACTGTATCTGCAGCAGTATCGGCATCTCCTGTTGCATCACTTCGAATATATTTAATATATACTGTGATCGGATCCGATGTGCCTGAATCTAAAATACCGGTTTTAGTTGAGTCATTTGCATCAACACCACCAGCAGTTATAACTTGTAATACTTTAGCTTTTAATGTACTTGTTTGTCCTGTAAGAGTTGTACCAACTAATTCATCAAGATATGAAGATGAAGTATAAGATACTGAACCACCTGATATTGAAGATCTAAATACGTCTTCAATTTGAATAAAATCATAATTAATATCAATACTAACTTTACCACCAATCACTCTTGCACCATCGACAAAAGAATATTGTCCATGATAATCTATTTGTTTTTGTAATGCAGTTTGTAATTGAGTAAGTTCTCGAGCTTGTACAGAAACACCTGGCTTAAATAATACGCGATGATAATTTTTAGTTTCATCAAAATCATCAAGGGCATAACCCGAAAATACATTATTAACTTTTGTAATTGCCATAGTTTATTTCTCTTTAAAATTCTATAATTAATTTAACGTCTTCAACCTGTGTACTACTTCTTTGAATAGGATCTCTATTTTCAAGAAATAATATTTCACCAGAACTTGTATCAAAACCAGCTGCTTGAGTTGCACCACTATTTAATAGATTTACATTACTTGCTCCTGATATAGCAGAACCAGCAACTGTAAAATCTATTGTCTCACCATCTGTAAAGTTCTTAAATCCTGTAACTTCATTTTGATGATAATATACTTTTATATCATCTGCTGTTGTATCAACTGCAGTAACATAAGCTACAGCACCAGAAGTATCACCTGTCATAACAGGATCACCTGTCAAAGCTGCGGTTGCAACAGCGGCTATAGATACATCAGTACCATCATGTTCACTTTCCGTTGCAAATTTTAAAAACTTAGTTCCTCTTGCAGTAGATGAAGTTAACTTAACACCACCAGTAGTTAATGGATTTTTAAGTAACATAATTTGTCTAAAATCATTTGTATTTA